TATTAAAACTCAACAAAAATGTCAAGAACTATTTTTTATTATGGTCCTTCAATCGTTAAGTCAAACTCATCTGGAGTACCAATGGCGCTAGGTAATCCGTGGAAAGTCGTTTCTACAGAAATTACGTCATCGATAGAATGAACAGGTAGTTCAAGATGAGCTGTTGGCATAGAAATCTTCATGCCTGGAGCATTTAGATCGTTTGTGCCTGTTTCGCCACCAACATAAAAATCCAAATCAAAAGAGTTGGTTACTGTAGTGGTTGCTCCAATAATATCTGCAAACAAGTCTGCACTACCATTAGAACTTTCATCAACATAACAAGTAAAGGAGCCACTAATACTTCTTGTACCAGTAACGTGACCGATTGGCTGGTTTACAGAACCTAACGTGTTTGGCGTAAGGAATGTAATATTATTGCTAAAAGTGAAGCTAGCACCAGTCAAAGTCATTGAATAGCTTTTTGAGCTTCCACTTACAGAACTAGTTGCAGTAAGAGCTGTCAATCTATTTCTGATATAGTTATCAGTATCTAGAGTGCCTTCAGTAATCGCAGTAGAAGCATCAAAAGTTGCTTCTTCCGAGATAAGGTTAGCAAAACCAGACCAATTAACTGTAGCAATACCATCAATATCTACATCAATAGTTGCTTCATTTACTACTGCCCCTTCAAGTTTATAGATAAGCGTATTGCTATCTGTATAAGAAGGACCAGTAGGACCACTAGGATCTGTATCGTCTTTTGCTCCTAAAACAAAGTAAAGATCAAAAGTTTTAAGATCTACTCTGTTAGAGCCTGCGTTAGACAAAGTGCTATTGCTAGTTCCAAGAGTCCAGCCTGTTGACCAAGCAGAATCAGTACTACTATCAGTAGCGGTATAGGTAGGCTTGCCCGTAAACCACGCCCACATAGCTTCATCGACCATGTGGTGATTTAAAGTACCATTCCTATTTGCTCTGCCCACCTCATCGGCCCCAGTAGTGATGAAAGGTCTAATATATGTTGAAAAAGACCATTCAGCGGGAGCGTAAGAATCGGTAAACATTTGTCTTGAGCGTCTTGAAACGCCAGAGGCGTTTGTCATTTCATTCAGAGTTACTTCGTTTACGTTAGTAGACTGACTAAATGAGAATCCGTCCAAGACTGGGATTTCCCAAATATTCGAGCCATCTTTAACATAAACTCTGGTGTCTCTGTTAAAAAATAAAGAAGCCATGCTCGTCTCCTTTTATAACTTGGAAAGACAATATGTGTTTTCCAGTTTTAAAGCAGAAAAATTCTGCTTAATATCTTACTTCTACAATCATTTCGCCAACCCCTAAAGGCTCTAAGGCGCCTTCATCTGTATCAATACTTACTATTGATATTTGTTGGGTTGTACCTCTTACTCCATATTTTGGAGCATAGGTTAATCTGCTATTTTCTTCAATTACAGTTTCAACATCCTGAAGCAGTCCTTCGAGAGCCTCTACTGCGTCATCTTCGTTTACATAACAGCGTATGGTTATTAGTAAGAATCTATCTTTGAAACCTGCTCCTTGATAAGAACGGGTTTCGCTTCCAGCATTCAAATGAATAGAAGGAAATTGCTCAACTTCATCCCAGAATTTTAATCTTGGATAAACTTGGTCATCTAAATTAGTGCGAAAAGATCCCGCACCATTAATACTTTTAAGTTTTGTAGCAAGAGCCTCTACAATAGCTAATCGTTGTGTAGCAAAATCTCTCTCAGCCATCATAATCTCCTTGTAAAGAATCTAGTACTCATCATACCTATGGCTATTTCCCGAATAGATCTGTCGATCAGTTTTTTTGGATCTCTCTCTTGAGAAGACCATGTAGGGTTTCCCATAGAAGGTTCAAATACCTGGTAAGGGTCTTTCCTATAAGTATAGCCAAAAGAAGGGTAACCTTGAGCAGTATAAGATGCTTCAATAATCTTTACACTATTAGCAAATCTCCCTGTCCTATTTGTTAAAGCTGGAGGCTTCATATTCTTTCTAATAGTCTCCGGAAGTTTTTGGTTAATTAAAGCTGCTAAAGATAAAATATTAGTAGAAGTAGGTACTGTAGTTTTTGATACTCTCGGGGCTTTTTTTGTAGGAGCAGTAGATTTAGCTTTTTTATTTTTTACTATGTTAGATACTTTTTGTGGTTTTCTTCCTTTTGGCTTTGGATTTTTTGCCTTTACCGATTTACTAGCTTTAGTTAGTTCTGAGACTATATTATATTCTGCTATATCTTCTGCTGTTTCTCGTATGGTTTTAGACCCAGACCTTTCTGCTATAGGGATTTTATCAATGTAGGACGCAATAGACTGTTCTAGTTGAGGACGTACATTTTTCCAGTCAGTCGGTTCTGCTCCAACTTTATTTCTTGACCTAGGACCTAATATAATTTGTATTGCCTGGTCTTCTCCGATAGTTAGTTTTCCACCCTCTCTCTTGCTTCCTGTAGTTTCAAAGATATATTCAATATCTTCATAGATCTTCATTACATCCTTAAATTCTTTAGAAGTTGCATATCCTGACATTGCTTGAGTTTTATCTAAGAATGATAAAGCAGAGGTAAGCTGTGCCGCCCCTACTGTTGTTATGCTTTGGTGAGTTCTATGTAGTCCAGATTTAAACTTTCCAACTTCAGATTGTACTGCAGAACGAATATCTCTTCCGGCCTGCTGCTCCTCTTTTAAACCTCTAATTTTTCTTCGACCTTTAGATTTTAGATAAGCATTTAAACTTTGTACGCCAGAATCTTTAACAATAGTATATGCTTTTTTTACGTCTCTTCTGGCAGCATATGTTATAGTGCTACCCCCTCTTACTCCATCTATAAGTACTGGCCAAGTTTTCTCGGCCGTTACATAGTCAAATAGCTTAGTTAAAGCAACACTAGCAAATCCTTCAAAAGTCTTTTTATCTATCTCAATATAGTCTTCATAAATATTGGAGAGACTTTGATATCCTTCTAAGTACCCCTGTCCTACACTTTCTGTGGACATAGTTACTTCAGTATAGAAATTATTAAGGGATTGCCTTACATCTTTACCTACAAATCTATGTAGGTCTGCCAAAAACTTTTTTGTATTGCGTATAGCCATTACTTCATTTTATACATGTCCAAAACTCTTTTAATATGGTCAGGAAATCCTACATTGCCTCGAAGAGTACTGCTGGTTTGATTATCTATTGTTGCACCGGCAATAGTTCTTCTCGCTTTATATTCATCTTTAATGTAGTAATTTACTAGATCGTAAGCAGCTAGTTTCAGATCTTCGGGGATATCAGAATACCCAGCAGTATAAGTAACTTTTACTGCTCCTACTCCTTTAGCCCAATTTTTATATTGGTCATCATTAGTTCTAAAAATTGAATCAGTAACAGTATCTATATAGTACTCATACTTTCCATTACTTCCTTCTTTTTCTAAAAGAACATAAGAATCCGCTTGAGAGCTTCTTTCATATACAGAACTCACCGTAACTACTGGTGATTCTGATAACTGAACAATATGAGTGTCGTAATCAATATTGAATATTTCAGTTTTTGCAGAAGAGTAGTAGTCTACAAAAGAATTTCCACAATAAGTTTTTATAAGTTGACTAACTGCAGTAACTAATAATGATATTCTGGTATCATCTTTAACACCAGTGATATTTGCAGAGTCTTTATACTCGTATATAGTAATTAAGTCGGCCATAATTAGTAAACTTATAAAAACTTCTGGGGGAGAAGTCCTCCCCCAGTTGTTTCCCCAATAATATAATTATTAAGATGCTTTATACTGAAGGGCCCACTTGGACGTAGCACCATCAATAATATCAGTAAAGCCGAGACGCTGACTAGCAACGAGAACTCGACGCTGATTAGCAACTTCGTAATCAGATTCAATAGTAACACCACGGAGTCGCGGAACTACAAAGTTACGAGCATTAACAGCAACTGCATAGTACTTAGATACAGCAGCAGTAGCAAATTCGGGAGATACAATTACAGGAGAACCGTATACCCTACCAACTTCACCGGTCAGCTTGGTAGCAAGACCTTCAACTTGGCTAGCATCTGCATATGCAGAATCTGCAATAAGGTTATGATATTCCGTCGGAGATACGATGTAAACTACATCGGAAGGACGAATACCATACTTGCCCATGTTCTTACGAGCAGCAAGCAAGTTAGCAGCAGTCAATGACTCAGAAGCAAAAGCTGTAGCAGATTGCGTCTTATGCGAATCACTGCCAGCAAGAGCAATCAAACCTGCGGGTGCAGCGCCACCGGTACCAAAAGGACCGTCAGCAGCATTACCAACAAGAATCATAGCTTCTACTGCACGCGCATGTGCACGTACAACAGCTTCTCTAAGAAGAGGAAGAATCGGGATGATTGCATCTTCTTCCGTTTCATTCCCAAGATAGGATTGAGAAATGAGTTTTTTCGTTGAAAGCGTGCGCTCGGTCATGTCAACACCATTGTAAGAACCATAGGTGTCGCTACGCTCATTCAAGTTACCGTGGGGGCTTGAGCCGCTAGCGGTTTGGTTAGACGTAAACTCTGCATAACCTGAATCAGGCATAATAGGCAGAATTTGCGTAGCTGAACGCATTTGAATTTCACGGAACAGCGGAGCAAGAGTCAGCTCAAGCTGAATATCACGCTCTACATTCGTAGAAACTACTTGCTCAAAATCTGCGGAAGAAACGCCAACACCTGAATGGGCATTAACTTTTTCCATAAGATCTCTTGCAAAGCGCGTGTCATAGCCTTTACCAGTAGCACGACCAAGGAAATATGCGTCGTAAGCATCCTGCTCGAATGCCTTCTGCCAATCCTTGTTGCCACGATCCGTAAAGATACGCTTGCTTTCACGAATGTGTTCGATTTCTGAGGATTTCTCCTTCAGTTCATTGCGAAGTTCTTCTACTACTTTGTAGAGATCTTCTTGTTGAGTAGAAACACGTTTTTCCAAATCGGACATAAGACGCTCAGCACCAGTTGTAACGCCTTGTACCACAGCTTGGACTTCCGCTTTCTTCTGTTCGAGTTCTGCTTCTTCAGATGCCTTCTTTACTGCTGCTTCTTCTGCAATGGCTTTTTCAGCCGCAGCTTTTTCGGCTGCTTGCATTTGAATTTCAGCGGCTGTTTTGCGGGCAACTTCGCGAGCAAACTCTTCAATGTTAAAGTCTTGTTGAGACATTACTTTTTCCTTGAAGACAGCATGAGCTGTTTCTTTCGGTGAGTTCTTATCGAACTGACCTGACAAAAGATGAGGATCATTCACAAACTGTGCTTTCCAGTCTGAGTAATCTTTTTCTGAGTCAAAAGATTTTGTTACAGAAAAGATTGCGCCCTGGTTTGCGGGTACAGATACAACTGATACCTCAAACAGTTCCGCATCCTTGATCCTATAGCCTTCGGTTTCATCCATCCAGTCTGCATCCTTGACCCTGAAACCGACACTAAAAGCGCTAAGGATGCCTTCTTTCACCATTTCAGCAATATGTCCTGCTGACTTGGAGATCTTTCCTTCTATTTCTAAACCTCTCGATGTGATTGTAAGCGATGTAGCTTTACCGATTGGCTTATTATAGTCGTGATTAAATAATAAAATTGGATTTTTCTGGTAATTATCAAGTCCGCCCTTTTTCCAGGCTGAACTTTCAATAATATCTCCAGATCTATCAGTATCTACTGTACTTGCATACCCTCGAATTTTAATACTTCCATCGTCTTCATCTTCGTGATAGCTCTTGAAAGTAGATGTAATATTAAAAATCTTAGTATTCATATCATCTACATTTTTACTAGACATAGGGTGTTCCTCTGGAAGTAGATCGGTATCGTGTTTTCCGCTTCTATACTTCCCAGTTCTTAAGGCGTATAAAAAACTATTTACTCGTCCTAAGCCCCACTGTTCTGGACTTTGGACGTTTGGCCTTACAGATTGTGGGTTAGTGTAATATGCACCTACCCCTCGTTTAAATACTGATACTAAAGTTCTGGTAGAAGTTCTTTTCGAGGCGGTATCTCCATACTTATCATTATGCTCTTTTGCTTTCGCCTGTAATCCTTTTCGGATTGCTTCTGTAACTTCTCCTCTTGGAGCTTTTTCTTCTGCTTCGAGTATAGC